CGGAGTGGGGTGGCCTTTTACCCGACCTGGTGGCTCAGGGCCTCGATAAAGTGGGTGTACCGGGCATGCCAGAGCCGGGGTACTATGGCGGAAAGCTAAAACAAGGATTTAACGCACTTGCTGAGCAAATTCCTAATCCTATTGACGTGCTTGGTTATGACGCTGACATCGGACCTCCCACCACCGGCCTTGAAAGGGCTGCTTATGGCGGTGGTCGTGGCGTGGTTGATGCCGCATCTATGCTGGTTCCGGGCGCTCTTCTCGCAAGGGGCTCAAAGGTGGGGACCACGCTCAGCGGTGTGGGCAACGCGCTTAAAGCGCAGCCCGTTGCGCAGGTAACTGCTGGCGCGGTCGGCGGCGGCGTACAAGGAACCACCGACAACCCATACCTAGGCATGGCGGCTAGCACGGTGGTGCCGGCTGCTCCGGCGCTCTACAGGGGGGCACGGCGCTTCGCATCCCGGCGTGGTGTATCGCGTGACCAGCAGAAGCTGGCCAAGCTGCTTACCAACCTGGGCGGCGGGGATCTACAGCGCGGTGTCAGGATTGCCCAGCAGCGGCTAGACGAGGGCGGCCCCGACACGGTGCTTGTCGATGTCCTGGGAGATGCCGGGGAACGCGCAACGCGTGGCGTAGCAGCGCGCCCTGGGCGCAGCTCAGAGACTGTGGCCGACTTTGTGGCAGGCCGGCAATCTGGCCGCAGCCGCCGGCTTAAAAAAGCGATCGGCGGTATGGGCGAAGAGCGGTACTATAAATTCCTGGATAAGCTGGACGCCAAGCAGCGCAGGGCGGCAAGGCCGCTGTATGATGAGGCGTTTTCCCACAACCAAGGCTTTGTCCAGTGGGATGATGAGCTGGATGCGTTAATGCAGCACCCCGATATCATCAGGGGTATGGAAAAAGGGATTGCCCAGCAGCGTATGCGATCTGCTGCAGACGGCACGCCGTTTAACCCGAAAGATTACGGGATTAAATCGATAGACGAGGAGACCGGAAGAATAACTTTTTTCGAGCGGCCCAATTTACGTGCTATGGACGCCGCCAAGAAGGGTATTGATGGGCGCATCTATAACCGCAAGAACCGCAACCCCATGACCGGCGAAGTTATGTGGGATCAGGATCTAGTGCTTCTGCGCGATTTCAATCGGAAATTCGTTTCCAAGCTGGATGAAATATCAACGGTAGACGGGCGGTCAGCGTACAAAGAAGCGCGGGCAGCCTGGGGCGGGCCGGCAAAGCTGGAAGACGCGGCAGTGCGCGGCAGGAAGTTCCTTAACGGTGACGAGGAAATGACGGCGCGTATGATTGCTAAACTGTCGCCTGCAGAAAAGAAGGCATTCCGCATTGGCGCGCGCCGGCAGCTGACCCATATGATTACCCAGGACACCCAGGGCGCTATAGGGAAGTTTGCAGCAAAGAAGGAAGACTTGTGGACTAAAATCCGCCACACGTTTGACGATGATGACGCCTTTGATGATTTCCGGCAGGCAGTGAATGCAGAGGTCAGGAAGGCGCGCGTTGAAGGTAAAGTAAACGTCAGTGCAGGCTCTCAGACGCAGCTCATAAAAGAGGACGTAGACGATCTGGCGCGCATCCCTAGCGCGGGCGCAGCAGCGTTAGAAAAAGTGGGCCGGGGTAACTGGCTGGGGGCCATAACTGACTACGCAGTGAAGGCCCCTCTATCTTATTTACGTAATCCCAGCGAAGAGGTCGCGACCCGGCTAGCCAAGATGCTGACAGAGATGGACCCTGCAGCACAAAAGAAGATCATGAGTGACTTACTAGGGCGCGGCATTATTACAGACAAACAGCGTGGTGGTAGGCTGACCGCTGAACTGTTAGGTAAGGCGCTGGTAGCGCGGGCCGGCGGTACAGAAACACAAGGGTACTATGACGCACCCTAAGGGAGATTATTAATGGCACGTAACGGATCAGGCACCATGAGCGTGTCGCAACCGGCCTTTGTTTTTGACACTGTCATTGATGAAGTAGCTATGAACGCAAATTTTGCAGACATAGCAGCGGAGATTACAAACTCTCTGGCGCTGGACGGGCAGTCCACAATGACAGGAGATTTTAAGGCGGGCGCGCAGAAGCTCACCGGGTTGGGGGTGGGCACCCTGCAAGATGACGGCGCTTCTCTGCGACAGATCCAAGCAGGGGCATATGCCTACGTCGCCAGTGATACGGGGTCGGCAAATAATTATGCGATCGCACCTGCACCGGCCATCGCTGCTTACGCCGCTGGGCAGCCTTTTTGGTTTATAGTCGCGAACGCAAACACCGGGGCGTCTGTGCTAAATGTCAGTGCCCTGGGAGATAAAGCCGTTGAGATAAACGGGAGCGCGTTGACCGGTGGCGAGATGCCTGCGGGCCTGACCGGGGTGATTTACGACGGCACGGCGTTTCAGCTTATATTCTCCGGGTCTATCGATATTCAGGGGCCGGCCTCGTCCACGGCTGACAGTCTGGTGCGCTGGAACGGGGTCACAGGGCGCTATATCAAGGACGGTGCAGTAATAGGCACTGATGTGCAGGCGTATGATGCAACTCTGGCATCTATAGCCGCGCTGGCGGGATTGACTGATAACCGGCTGCTGCGGACAGACGGCACGGTTGGAGTGTATCAGCAGAGTGGTTGGGCGCTACCAGATACTGATGTACTGACGGCGGGCGGTAACTTAGTTATGGCAGATAACGTCGTTCAGCGTGCAGAACTGCTGGACACGTCAGAGACTAAGCAAACATTAGGAGCCATTGGTGGGGGCACACAGGATATAGACTACACTGCCGGGTCTGTTATATCGGGCACTGTTGACACCAGCGCGACTACTTTTACATTTTCTAATCCCCCAGCTTCCGGTAAGGCGGGTGCGTTTACCTTAGTACTTACTAACGGGGGCAGCCAGACGGTCAACTGGCCGGCCAGCGTCCAATGGGCAGGAGGAGCTGCGCCGGGGCTAACAGCGGCAGGTGTCGATATTTTATCGTTTATTACGATGGACGGCGGAACCATCTGGTACGGCTTCTCTAACGGCGCGGATTTCTCGTAATGTTAATATCTAACCGTATATCCATGGGCGGCAGTGGCGTCGTTCTTGAAATAGGGGACGCGGTTAGCAACTTCAATATATTCACAAATGCAGGGTCTCCTACGGACCCAGTAGCTGTCACCGTTACAATACCGGCAGGCAACACGGTGACCACCGTTGACCAGGGAGGTTCTGGGCAATGGCACGCCGGGTCTAGTGTAACATTGATCATTAAAGGCAAGCTGGGCGGGACGGCTGGTGCCGGCGGTGCTGGTGGTGCTGGTGTAGGCGACGCGGGTAGCCCCGGCGGAAAGGGTGGCACCGCGCTAACCGCTACACGCGCCATTACGGTGGATTTAAATGACGAAGGAACGTGGCACGGCGGCGGCGGCGGTGGCGGTGGTGGTGGCAACGGACCCGGCCACGTAGATAAGGATTGCAGCGACGGTGGGACTGGAGGTAGCGGCGGCGTGGGCCATGGTGGGAGCGGTAGCGGAGGGAGCACCCTCGAAGGCGGTACAGGCGGCACAGGGGGTGCGGGCAGCGCATCGTCAGGATTGGTGGGCAGCGGTGGCAGCGCGGGGACTGCTAACCCTGCCTGCAGTACATCAGCGGGGGCGGGCGGCGCAGGCGGCGCGATTGGGCATTACATTGACGGCTTCAGCCATGCGACAATTATCAACAATGGCGGTACGTCAGAAACTTTAGGGACTACAACAGGATGACCACCGTATATCCCAATGAGACAAGAGGCAGGGTGCTACACAACCCAGGCCGAACTGATGTTATTACCGGCGTATATGATGATCTTCGCGCTGGTGGGTTCGTGTCCATTTACCGGGTCGACGGCAAGGCCGGCGACACTATCGATCCAGCGGATGGGTACACCAAACTTAACCAAGGAAAAGAGCGCGGGTTTAAGCACCCGTCGCAGTCTGTCGTACTGGTATCCGGTGAGCGCCGCATTGATGAATTGGACGATGCTGATCAAGTCATAGGCACTGAGCTTATGAATACGGAAAACCGGTTTTCGGGGTACGGTCGTACACAGGTCGCGTTCAGGGGGAAGAGTACATATATCGAGGACACCACTTCGTATTGCATCATGGTGTCTGATCGAGATTATACTAGCCAACAGAATGGTGCGACTTTCGCGGGCAATGCTATTCCAATGACAGGCGGGCCAAACGCAATTTATGTCTTGTGGTCCGGCTCTGCATCATTTGGCGGGCAGACCTACGCAGCACCTTCAGTGTTTTACGGAACCGCGCCCCCCGGCGACCGGCCCCAGGCAGTCACTGACTGTGCGTGGGTTAGATTAATAGCACCCCAAAGAACAGGAGCCCGTTAAATGCCGCCTCAGGATAGCTGGCACCTCGATAAGAGGGTGCCAATACCGGTTTTCGGAGCCATGTTAGTACAGACAGTTGTAGCAGTATGGTATTTCTCGTCCTGGTCCACTCACGTTGATGAGACCTTAAACTCACTGACAACACGTCTGGAGTTCAATGAGCGCACGAACAGGCGACAATACGATATTATCAACGAAGACCGGATAAACGCACAGGCCACCGCCCGGTCTCTAGCCCGGTTAGAGGGCCTGATGGCCTCTATAGAGGGACAAATGAAAACCATCGTTAACCATGTTTTGGATAGTAAGAAAGGCAAGTAGCATGGATAAAAAAGTAAAGGCCGGCCTAGGGGTCGGTGCCCCGCTGGGGCTTATCATCACCTGGGCCTGGAACGCCGCGTTCCCTGACGCGCAGATGCCGGCGGAAGTATCCGTTGCGCTGGGCTCAGTGATCACCACCGCCATTGCATATTTCGTACCCGCATGAGACGCGCCCTTATAGGTGCGTCGCTGGCGCTGGTTGTAGCGAGCTGCGCTACCATGTCAGCATCTGATCGACTGTATTTTGCGTGTTCCGGTTATAACACTGTGCTGACCGAGTTGTGGCCGTTTAAGGCGTCTATGTCGCTGGCCACACTGGCGAAGATACAAGCTATCAGGAAGGTGGCTAACCCCATCTGTGGGCAGCGGCTGGTGGCGGCAGTGGGTCAGCTTGAGGCGCTAACCATCCAGCTGATCAATATTCGCAGGAGAGGCGCATGGCTGTTAAAACAGAGGTTATAATTCAATCCATCGTAGCGGTTGCAAACCTGGGCGCGAAGCTGTCCAACGCGCTGCACCGGGCACAGTCTGGTGTAGCAGTTACCGATGCTGAATGGGAAGATCTGCGTAAGCGGATCGAAGAGACCGACGCGAAGTGGGAAGAGGCCTAACCGACACGATTAGGCAGTCACTGGGGTGGCGACGGTAGATCCATTTATGGACCCACCGCCGCCACTGACGCTTAACCCGGCGGCTAATCATCTTCTGCAGTTTCAATAACCACTACCGGGTCGCTCACCCCAATGTTTTCCGGGTCATACGGAAACGTGATAGCCGGTCGGGTCGCGGTGTTGATGTCATAGGCATACACCCGCCCGCCGGGGTGCACTGTTTTAAAGACAGTGCCGCACCTGACATTCTGGTACAGCTCTGCATCCTCTTTTTCGTCGGCTATATGCATCCACTCACCGTCTAGTCCAGTTAACGGCCCTAGCGGCTTTCCGGCGATCAGGCGCTGTAGCACGGGTGCCATAACGTACACCGCGCCCCCACTGTCCCAGCGACTAAAGAACGTCTCTAAGATCAGCACCATGGCGTCGCGGTCGCCGGGTTCATACCCGGCTAACCGCATCTCGCGCTTCGCATCGTCTACGATACTCATTTAACGCCTTCCCGCTTATCCCACTTCTTGCGTAGGGTGCTGACCGCCTTACGGAAATCGGCAACACCATGGGGAGGCACCATGATGCACATTCGCTTATGGCCGGCAGCCTGCCGGCCTGCGATGTACTTGGCCTGTATTTGGGCCTTAGTGCGCGGGATCGCCTCAGCACCCGCCGGCGCTTTACGCGTCTTTGAGCCAGTCGGCGGGGTGGTCTCGGTCTTGCTGGCGCGGGGTCGCCCCTTGGTTTTGATCCCGTCTGACGGGTGCGTGTGATGCGGCTTCGGCGATGTAGCGCGGGGGCTCTTGGCCGGCTTACGAGGGGACGGCGTCTTCCGGGCGGCCTTGGTCCGGGCGGGTGTCGGTTTGCTTGTCATACTCTGCTCCAATCTTGTTGAGGACGCCTTCTAGGTACGCAACTCTGGCATCCTGATTAACAAGGTCCATCTGGAAATCTTCGCCCAGGCCGACCTCTACACTGAATTTAACGTAGGCATCTCGGAGCCCTTGCAGCTCCTCCAACACACCGGGCAGCCAGGGTAGGGTGCCAGTGTACTGGGTCTCAGCTTCGATCAGATCCTGGTCGCGGGGCTTACCGCGTACCAAGCAATGGTAGTTAACATCTCTGGTAATCATCTGTCTACCTTTATCAGTGCTAGGGGTTATGGTTTAGTGAAGCGGCGTATGCGGCTCAGCCCGCGTTTAAACATGTCTGGGGGCGTCCCTTCAGACGCAGCGGAATACATTTTAGTGGGCTGGTATCTCCAGGGGTCCAGCTGGATGCCGGCTCGCAGCCACATCATGCGCGGCGGATCTTTTAAGCATATGTTGCGCCTTTCGGCTCTATAAGTGGATGGGTGTCTAGCCATCAGCTTAGCGCCCCCCAGTGCTGCCCCACGCCGCCCTCTACCAACCGGTCTGTAGGGGCACCAGGGAATACGGCCAGATAACCGTAAGTCATGTCTTCCTCCATCATGTGTAGACAGTTCTTGGCCAGCTTAGTGGGGGCCTCGTCGATCAGCGCGTCGTGGATGGTAGCCAGCATAAAAACACGGTCCCAGCGGGCCTGGGGCTGTGACGCCTCCCCCAATCTATCTAGGGTTCTTTTATGGCGGGCGATGGATCGAGCCATAACCGACAGGGCTGCGCGCTGCACCGGGTAGTTGGCGCACTTGGGCAGGTCCGGGTTCTTTCCCATATAGATGGTCCCGCCGTCCACTGTGGTGATAAACCGGGTGCGCTCGGCCTCTGCCATCACTTTATGTCGGTAGCCGAAGGCGTCCGGGTAGCGGCCTTCCCAAAAATCGATATACCGCTCAGCGCGGCCTACGCTGGTACGCATGGTGGACGCCAGACCACGAGCACCACTGCCGTAGATGATACCAAAACTCACCCCTTTAGCCTTCTGGCGCGCTTCCTTGCCTTCCTTGGTTTTCTTGTCCAGGGGCCGGCCTACCATCTCCTGGGCGACTTCCAAATGAACATCGCCGTTAATCATGTCCTCCAATAGCTGTTTATCGCCGCTCAGCAGTGCCAGGACGCGCAGCTCTATGCCGCTGTAGTCCAGACTAACCAAACGGCAGCCACGGCTTGCTATGAAGCTCTTACGGACGCTTGTGGGCTCGCCCAGGATATCCTTATTCCGGGGGATCTGCTGAACGTTGGGGCCGCTGGTTGAAAATCGGCCAGTTCGGGCCGCTGCTATGTTGACCCTGGGGCGCACGCGGCCATCTACCGCCAGCTGGGCGGTATTAATTATGGTCCTGCCAAAGCTCGATATGTATTTAGTCACGGTCTTATAATCGGCCAGGGCGTCGAATAGCGTTTCTAGCGGGGTGCCAGTCGCGTTGCCGGCCAGCCGGCGCAGGTGTGCCGATGTGCAGGACAGTCGCCCGGCCTTCTCTGTACGGGGCCACGCACTAAGCCAATTGTCAGGCATGATGACGGCGAAATAATCGCCCCACTGGGTGTCTGAGTTTATATTTCTAACTTCGCCGTCGCTGACTAATGTGCGTAGAATTGTAATCAGCTTTGTTTGGGTCTCTTCCCAACCATCGACCAGTGTCTGATGATGCTTAACATCTATCAGGATGCCCTGCTCTTCCATCTCGATGATGGCCGGCACCAGATTGTCTAGCATGACCATGGCATCGTGCTGTCCGGGGGTGTGGTCCTTCGTCCAGTGTAGCCACAGCTTCCAGGTGGTGTCTGCATCATCGTAGGCGTAGTCCAGCTGACTACGGGTCAGCTTCTTAGCACCCCAGTTGCTGGCCTGCTCTTCCTTATTCATCTCAATCCCCAGATCCCATAAGGCGATCTGCTTGAGGCTGTAGTTCCCGCCGCCCATGACGGCGCGGCGCGCGTTGGCTAGATCGATGCAGCGGGTTTTTGGAGCGCCGGCAGCGATGAACCACCGCATCTCAAACCCTGAGTTAAAGACCACCCATCGGCCATGCTTGAACAGTTTGGCGCATTTCCTAAAACCGCCGCATTTATCAAAATCGACCAGCCAGCTGACTTTATCGCTGCAGATGCTGACAAGCCTCACTCTGCCCTCTGCCGGCCTTAAGGCGGTGGTCTCGAAATCCAGCGCGCCGTGCTGTCCCGCGTAGAAGAATTTTTTGAGTAGTTTCGACAGTGCGCTATAGCTTGACACCGCTCTATATTTTCGTTTAGACGTAGCCATGATAGGTCTCAACCTCCTGTCTATCAGAACAAAGCATGATGATCGAAAGCTAGACCCCGCACCAGCAATGGTGCGGGGCTAACTTTATAATGCACTGTTTACTTTTTGCGCTTTGCTTTGGCTTTTTTCTTCTTGGGCTCTTCGCCCGACAGGAAGTCGTCGCTGTCTAGGTCGCCGGCCACAAACGCGTCCACCGCTGGGCGCGTCACCCATACGTCTACCAGGAACTGAGGCTTAAAGTTCTTCTTACCCTGGGCCTCAAACTCCTCCCGATCGAACGAGATTACCGGAATGGGTGGCTCACCTGATCTAAGGCGGGCCTTAATCTCTTCGATTAGATCCCCGACCGCATTACGACCGGATATGCTGGTTGTAGAATATGAGATGGGGGTGAAAGGTTCGGCGGTCTCAATAATGCCGAAACCCAGCATCTGTGACCACCCCTCACCATGGTCTGTGCGGTATGGTCCATGGTCGGCCAGCTCGTGCGCAGCGACAGCCGCCCCCTTTTGGTACACAGACCATTCGTGGCGTGCTACTGGCTTGTTACCCTTCCAGCAGGTCCAGCCTTTAATGACGCTTTGGGGCTCCAGAATATAGAGGTCTTCCGGGTCTATATTCTTTTTGGTTTTACCCAGGGAATAAACACCAGTCTTACCGCTAAACGATAAGAACGTTGCAGCCCCGCCTCCGCCAGTACTGTCGTTGACGGTCTCTTCTAGTGCGTTCGCCATAGCCTCGTCCGTGAGGGCCGGCAAATTAGCCGTCTTCATGAACGAAGTGAGGCTGGTGCTTTCTGATTTAGTTTTAGCCATTTTACTCTCCTAAAAAGGTTCTAAGTGCAAAGGGGCCTCTCACCCCACCAGCTGTTTTATTGACAATGTATTAAACGCTAAACTTTAGCTTCTCGTTAGTGATCAGTGTTTGATCACAATATCAGTGCGCGGTCAACCCGCGTATTCTGGTTGCCACTCAATCTTCCCAGTAGTCAGCGCCCATGTACGCGAAGATTTGGTGACCGCATGTCATGATAGACCTCACATTTATGCGCCGCGATAGCGCGGCAAGTTACTCCTCAGTGACCGCTAGACGCTCAGACGGGCTGCCAACAGTCTCATACTTTGCCAGTACACCATCTTTCTGCATACCCTTCTTGTCGATGCCCTTACGGCCTGCAACCTGTTGCAGATCGATCTTGTGGCCGGCGACATTTATGGTGCGCAACTTCCGCCGTTTGAGTTCCTTCTTAATGTCCTCACTGACGGCAGCGAGGCCGGCCGTTACGGCTTCCTTCTGAGCCTTCCAGCCGACGTAGGTTGCTACATGGTCCGCCAGGGCGCTGCCTCTATTACCCTTGCCTCTACCCGCCACCGCAGCGACTTCGTTACTGGCGACCCCACAGGCTTCCGCAAAGGCGCACGTCTTGCATTCCTTACCGCCGGCTGTCTTGCCCTCTCGATCGAGTGCGTTAACTACCCTAGTAGTCAGCAGCTTTTTGGCGCGTTTGATGGCCCAGGTCAGCTCCGCAGGGGTAAGCGGATCGACATCGAATTGAATAATATCATCGTAGTTGCTAGCGTCGGTGTACACCAGTAGACCACGATTGATGGGGCGGGCGCGGGCGTCGGGCCCTGAATATAATCCTATCAGATGCATGGCGATTTTTACCTGCAGGACGTGGGCCGGCCTGGGTAAGTTCTTCTTGTTGGTGCGTGGATCAATCGATTTAAAATCTACCGGTACTCGTTCATCGTCCAGCACCAGCACGCCGTCCGGGGTCACACTTAGCTTGGTTGCCGGATCTTTGTACGTCACCTGATCTTCGCCGCCCTGGTGTAGTGGGATATTGGCGGCGGTTAGTGCCTCTACCATATACCGCTCCATGGCGTGACCGCGCCGGGCGTAGCCGCGATCCTCTTCCGGCGCATCTCCTACGGTGTGTTTTTTGTACCATTGCTGCCGTATGCAGGTGCCGGCCTCGCTGGCGTTCATCCACTTGGCGCGCTCCGCAAAATCCATTGGGTTCTGGGCTTCCAGAGCCGTGACGCCGTGCATTGTTGCTGATTTCATATCGAAGGTAGTCATGCTGCTTTCTCCTGTTTGGGGGACATTTCTGGAAGCTCATCGGCCGGTCGCCAAATCTGCTTATTCATCCGGCGTTCCCAGTCGCGATTTAACAGCGCGCGGCATACTGCGCGGCGCACGTCGCCAAGGGGCGCGGTTTCCGCAACCTTGTGGGCAATATCGTGTACTTGCCAACTTCTCTTACAGTTGACCTTAACCTCACCACTGACGGTGATCAGTTCGTCTTTCCATAAAATGTCGAGAAGGGCGGCGGGGGAGTTGCTAAGGCACTCACGGCGGATATACGGGCTAAAGACGCCATCGTCAGATATCTTCAGCTCGTTCCATCCTGGTGGCTTATGTTTCAAAACCTTTTCGCGCAGTGATGGAGCCGCTAGGAGCCACATCCTTGACGCTGTTCGTCCATAAACCCAGCCTTGCCGGTTTAGCCGGGCCGCACTGTCGCCGTCGCCCTTTACCTCTACGCCCATGATTTCATGTTCGGTGATAGCCCCAACGTCAAGGCGCGCGGCCGCATACTTTTCGGTGCAAAGTTCCAAGGTCAAAAGAGCTTCTGGATATTCGTTTCGAAACCAGTGAAGCGCCATCAGCGTTAATTTAGAGGCGGGGAAATCAGGCATTGTCTTGCCCTTTGTTTGAGTCGCAATTGTCGGACGTTTGGGCCAGCAGCTTGCCGTGCTCTTTTTTCTTGGTGCCGGATATACGGCCAATGGCCTGATCTAGTTTTGTATCAGTGACTAACACATCTACGTGAACGTGGTTAGCCTGCCCCATACGCATCATGCGGGCGTAGAACTGATCCATGATTGACGGTGACCAATCCTCCTCTACGACAATGATATTACTACCTCCATGCTGCAGGTCGATGGCGACACCCATAGCACTGATCTGCCCTATAATTCCGGGGATAGAGCCGTCGTTAAACCCGGCCTGGATCTTTGCCCTCAGGGCCGGCAGCGTGCCGCCAGTAATCACTGGGAAGTAGATGTCTTTAGCCGCTAGGCCGCGCTGCAGGGCGCTGATGGTGTCGCGGTGCCACGCACCCACCAGGATGCCCCCGCCGCCGGCCTCTGCTCTGTCGGCGATCTCCGACACCGCAGCGGCCACCTTAGCCGTCCCTAGTAGCCGGCGGGTCTTAGCCATGCTCTCTTCGTTACTTGCCAGCGCCTTACCTATCTCGCGCTCACTCATGCCGTTCATGGCCGCTAGCGCCGCAGATAACTCTGGGGATTTAGAAGGGGTGATGAACAGCCGGTTGATAGTTATGGGCGGCATAGCTGCCCAGACTTCTGCCAGCTCCCGGCGGATGGCCAGGGGGTGGTCCTTATCGAACAGCCACGCGTTCAACTCGTCAGTGTTGCGGCTACCCACCACCACTTTTTTCATATGGCGCTGTTTGGGGTGGAAGCGTTTGTACTGGGTATCACAGTAGCGCAGCATAAACTTATCGAGACTAGTGCCGCCGCACCGCTCAGCCATGCCTTCAGGATCTGCGCGTAGCAGGAACGGGTAGAGGCCATCGTTCCAGCGGATGCAAGGGGTGCCGGTCAGGCACCACGTATTCATGGCCGCCTCACACAATCCGTTTGCACCTAGGATTGCCTTAGTGCGCTTAGCCTCCACATCAGTCAGTGCGTGCGCTTCGTCCAGTATCAGGACCACATCATGCCCCTGTGCTAATTGTTTCAACTCGGCAACCCGCGCCATAGCGATGGCGTAGGACATAACCAATACAGGGCAGGACAGCGGAGTTTTACCGGTCGCTACGATCAGTACATTCTCTTCAGGGTGCCCGTAGTCGATCAACTCAGCCTGCCACATACGCAAAGCTATGGGCGGGCACACTACGATGATAATGTCACCGTCTGCTATCGCTGCGGCTTCAATTACTGTGAGGGTCTTACCCGAACCCATGCCGGAAAAGTTGCCGGCGAACGCCTGCAGAGACAGCCAGCAGGCGTCAGTAATCTGATGTTCGAGTAATTTTTTCATAGTCTCAACCTCCAATATGCCAGTGTCTGGCAGAAAAATTAAACCGTGTCAACGGTTATGGGCTGCAGGTGGAACCGCATGTTCGAAACCTGACCCCCCTGTTTAAACGCGGCGTTCCGCGCCTTGATGTTAGTCGGGTACACTGTCGCTACGACCGGATCGGGCACCCATTCCTGATCCGGGTCGCGCCAGTAATACAGAACCCGGTTAACCGTGCGGACTACGAAATAATTCTGTGCGTACCTCACTTGGCGTGCCCCACTTTCGCAAGCAGATCCTCGGCTACCTTAATGCAGCGATCGGCGGATGCCTGGACTGCGGCGTGGTTAGGGTAGCGCCGCTTCACTCCCGCTAAGCGGCTCATGTCAGTGTGCAATGCTTCGATCAGTGCAATCTGCTCAACGTCTGTGATCTCGATATTCATTGTGCTTCCTCCGTGTGGCGGGCCGGCAACTTGACCAGCTTAACGCCGGGGTACCGCTTCCGCATGTTTGCTACTTTCAAAAAACAATCCAGGAATTCGCCGGTTTCGTTGAAGGCGTGGAACCGGGTGTCCATCCCGCCCCTAAAAGCCATCCCGCCCCGGTCCATATTCTCGGCGTTGCGGTGGCTAATCCGTTTCTGATAAGTGTAT